CCCTAAATCTTGACAAGTATCTGATAAAGATTCAAAATTTACTTCTTCTTTTTTATTCCATAATGAAGCAAGCCTTATTACTTTAGTTAGAATATTATTTATAAGTGCAAATTCATTCATAATTTCTTGTGAATCAAGTACTACTTTATCATCAAATAGAATTAGGCATATTTCACCAAATTTTTTATGAGAATTACCATAATCCTTATTCTTTTTCTTGAAAACATCTGCTGCAGCAATAAGTTCTTCATCAATAGTTTTCATTTAGAAACTCCTTTAGGCTGAGCATTGAAATAAATATTCTTCCAAACCTCTTCAAATCCAGTAGTATCAATATCTTTTACTAATCCTTTTAACTTCATAGGGCATTCTTTATAATTCTTAAAAGGGCATACTCCATATTGTACACAATTAACTTGAAGAACAGGCTTTGCCCAAGGATGAATTTCAGATACAAGTCTTTTCATTTCTCTTGCTACTTCTTGAAATTCACCTTGAACCCTATAACAAAGCCTCTCATTCAAGAATCCACTAAGTGCTCTAAGATTTATTTTCATCATAATGTTAGTAGAAATGTTTGTAGGGAGTATCCCTCTAGCATCTTGAATATCAATCCCTTGCTCTACTATTCTCTTATATTGATCTTGAATTATTCCCATCGTTCCATCATAAATTTTATTCCCTTTACATTTACCAGTAGAAATATATTCAAATCCTTCTGACATATCAACTGCTCTTTGAGATTGCTGAGCAAAGGAAACCCCTACCCTATGGCGGACAATCTGATGAGTAAATGCTCTGCTAACACCTTCAATAAGGAAGACATAATCCACAAATTCCCAACTACTACCAATAGTTCCGAAAACATATTTCAATTCTTCTTCCTTCTCTGCATTGGAAAGATTTTTTATGTCTTCATATCCTTTTGGTGACATAGAAAGCCGTGTTTTTTTGCTGAATATGAGAATGCTATCTGCATCTTTTGTCCAATTAAGCAATGTTACTTTCATTTTTCTCCTCCATTTGAGATTTTGCCATAATATTTTCTCTCATATTCTCCCATCTCCATAAGTTGAGATATTTTATTCAAATCAGGAATAATATCTTCTGATGTAATATTTCTCCATGTAGCATATCTTCCTAATGAATAAATTCCAAAATACTCAGTAAGTTCCAAAATTAAAAATTTTCTGTATTCATTATTTATAGGAGATATTTTGCCATTTTCTTGAACATATATCTCAGTTTTCTCTAAATTAAGAATTGATTGTGTTATACCAAAAGATTTAGCTATCATCTCTAAAGCATAAGTATTTATTTCTATTCCATAGTTATCTCCAAGTTCTTCAATAATAATCTTATCCTCCTGAAGAGTTGCCCGATAAATTCCCCAGTTATTGCCAGGGAAATATGCTGTTTGATTGACTGCACAATCAACTTTTAAAGGTATAATTCTAACTGTTATAGAAAATGATTTGCTTTTGAAATCAATATCTTTAACATTGATATTGCATGCTTTTGCTAGTACAGGTAAAGGAATTGTGCTTATTGCTTTATCATATTTATAGCTACTTCCATCTAAGCAAAAAATTTCTCTGTCTTTAATCGAAATAACTTTCTTATTAAATTGTATTCCTTTTTCATCTAAATCACCCTCAATAAGATACCGCTCTTCCCAACCTAATTTATCAATTGATCTTTCACTAATTCCTTCAGATACTTTTAGTGAATACATATTTGATAAGTTAGGCTGATAGGTATCATAAATTTTATTCTGATAATAAATGAATTTATATGCATTTATTTTCCTTAAAGGGCATTTTATAAGATTTCCCAAAGCAGGATCACGTATTCTCATAAGAGCCTTGTGAGACCAGCCTTCTGATTCAGCCCTTGAATCAATAGTGATTGGGTTACCCGCAGAAAAATAATTTTTAGCAGCAATTCCTGCAAGACCAGCACCAATTATTACCATTATTTTCTTCTCTCCTTCTTTTCTGGCTCTTCTGATTGAACCATTTCCTTCTGGAATTTACTATCAATACAAGGTTTCCCTATATCAAGACATTGTAAAACAACTGCTTGATCAGAAACAGCTCGATCTTCTCGAACTGCCAATTGACTTATCCTAATTACTCCTTTTTCAACTTCATCCTTTTTCTGATTTATTCCTACAGCAGAAGTAACATGAGCTATCTTTCGTATATCCTCAGAAGCATCCCCCTTCCTAATATCTCTGTCAAAAGTTTCTTTTGCTGTCTGTGAAGCAGTTATTACAAGAATATTTCTTTCTTGGGCTATTCTGCGTAGTCCTTTCCAAATATTATCAATCTGATGTCGATATTCATTCCCTGCCCTTTTATCAGCAAGAAGTAAATCAGCATAATCAATGATAACCACATCAGCAAGATAATTATCATAATGTTCAAGGTTATCAAGATGTGCTTCTATATTTGGAACCGTAGTCTGATACCCAGGAATTTGTATTGTCTTTATATCCCCCCCGCGAACAATTCTTCTTAATTTCTTCTGCTGGTCAATTATTTCAGATATTTTAATACCTTCTCTTAATTCTTCTCTAATTTTTATTTCAAACTTCCCCTGTTTGCTTGATTCTTCAAAATAAGGTATTTTTATTGTTTTAGTAACTTTTGGCTTCCCTACTGTTGACCTCCAACCTCTCCGTATCACTTGCTTTTTAGTCATCTCTCCAGTAAAGAATACTACTTTAAAACCTCTTCTCATAGCAACTTCACCTGAATACCATAAGAACCATGTTTTCCCACGCTTCATTGGCGCCATAAATGAAAGGAAATCACCCCTATTCAAATCTCCTATTACTTCTCCTACTGCACTAGGGAATCTAAATAAAAATTCCTCTTCTTCATTAAAAGCATCAATTATATCCTGCGGGTCATTCTTTAAGGAAATTCCTTCCCCTGTTGCTCTCTCTATCCTATTATAGTTAGAAATCTTCTGTTCTCCAGTAAGCGGGTCATTTTTTTGAACAGAATCTTGTAAATCCTCAATAAGTGCTTCGATTGATCTTGTTTTTAAATAAAGTTCTGCTTGCCTTACTGAATAATCAATATTTGCTGGGGTCGCATTCTCAAAATCAGCAGAAAGTTTAATAAGAAAATCTGCAACAAGATCATTTTCTTCTTCCCCTTGAATCGAACCTCTTTTTGCCCTATAAATATCTTGAATAGCTTTACCTGGAGCATCTTTAAATTGCTCATAAAATTCTTTTACCCATTCTCCAACAATCCTTGCATAAGAAGTTTTAAGATGGTCAGGATGGAAAATAGGCATAATTTGCCGAGCAAAATCCCCTGATGTTATAAGCCCTGTTATTATCTGCTTCTCAGGGGACATGTCTATTTTCTTTACTTTCACAAAAGATTCTCCAAAATATTATGAAAAAATTTTAATTGCCCATTTGCCATTTGAAGTGTCATAATCTAAATCCCCTGATTCTATCAAACCATGAAACGATAAAGAAGCCTTAATAGCATTCTCAAAAACAGTATAGGGGAAGGCCTTCTCTCTTATTATAGTTGCAAAAAATATTTTTTTCTTATAAGAAACAACTCTTTTAAGATATTCTTTTGAATATAAACCTTCTCTATAAACAATCCAGCAAGGTTTCATTTTATTCCTCCCCATATTGCTTGAGAATATCTTTTGTTATATCAAGCGATTCTCCCTTAAAAAAATTCTCTCCTTTCCCATCAAGAATTCGTTTTACACTATCATGTTTTCTTAAAATAATATTTACTATTTTATCTTCTATTGTTCCTGGGGCAATAAGATAATAAGCAGTAATTTGATTCTCATAATTTCCATCTTTTCTTATTCTATGTAATCTATCTTCGGCTTGCGAATGATCTGATGGAGTAAATGTAAATTCAATAAATGCAACATCAGAGCAAACATTTTGCAAACCATCAATTCCTACTCCAGCAGCTATAATTTGCCCCACAAAAAGATTTATAGAAGGGTCATTCTGAAACCTATCTATTGCTTTTTGCCTATCTTCAGCAGAAGTCCCTCCATCAATTCGTACACAGCTTTTTTTAAATTTATTGCAAATATCATCAGCAGCAATATGATGGAAAACATATACAACAAGTTTTTGACCAGAAGATAAAAAATCCTCAATCCATTGCATAACAGAATTTCTCTTAGAAAGATAGGCTAATTGTTTTAGCTTCTCCATCTGAGATTGTTTCACAGCAAAACTAGAAATATTTTTCTTTAGCCATTCTTTAAATTCCCCTTCAGCATCCTCATAATTCTTCATTGCTACTGATTCGACTTCAAGAGGAACTATTGATTTTATTTTAGGCGGAAGTTGGGTAAGAACCTCTGATTTTAGTCTTCGTATCATATAAGGTGCAATAAGCTCATGAAGTTCTTCTATATTCGTAGCTCCATCGAAAGACCAACCGAAGCCATTGAATTTAGGCCCACAATATCTATTTAGATATTTCCATCTATTTGGGAAAATAGATGGGGCAATAAGATTAAGAATCGTAAAAAATTCGCTTGGCCTATTCCGAATAGGAGTGCCTGAAAGCCCTATGAATTTGACTCCTTTTATATTCTTTTTTAAATATTTTACTGCTTTTGTCCGAATAGCTTTATCATTAGAAATGAATTGATTTTCATCAATTACTATCCCTTTAATACCTATTTTAATTAGTTCGTCCACCCAACCTTGAATTGCTATTTTATCACTTTTATCTCTTTTCTCTCTTTGGACAAGAATATCATAATTTGCTATAATCCACTTACTTTTTGAAAGAGGTTTTGGAGCTGTCCCAAATAATATTTGAATACTTTTCTCTTCTGACCATCTTTCAATTTCTTTTGCCCAGTTTAATTTAACTGATGCAGGGCACACTATAAGGATAGGCCTTAATTCCTGATGTAATTTAAAATAACCAATAGCTTGAGCTGTTTTCCCACAATTATGCACGACAAAACCATTTGCCACAAAATTATGATATTCTCCTTCAACTGAGACATCATAAACATCTTCAAAACCAATTTTAGTAATTGAAACTATTTTTTCATATTTAGGAATAGTCCTCACTTCTTCCCCATCGACAGTTATTTCATCTAAAATACGAAGTTCAGAAAGCTCTAGCCATTTCCCTGTTTTAGTCAAAAATTTGTGATCAAGGGTAGACTTGATAGTTCTACCTGATTCAGTTTGTAATTCATAAACTTCTTTTTCCCCTTTATAATATATTCCTTTCAGATCAAATAAACTGAATCTATTATTTTTCAAACCCCTTATTTTTAAGGTAGCATTCTTCTGATTTGAATAAAATTTATAAGCTTCTTCAAGAGTATATTTTTTGCTTGTTCTACTCCTATTTATTGTTACAATGGCCTCCCCTGAAATACAACCCATTTCGTCCCCCACAATCCCTAATCCCCCTGATTTTTCAAGCCATTTTACTCCTTCTATCTGATAAGGGAAAAAACCTTCAAGTTTTTTCTCATCAACATGAATTTTTATAGGTTCTTTTTTAAAAAGAAGAGCAGAAGCTGTAGATGTAAACCACCACCCATCAGTCTTTAATCTTTCGATATTATCTTCTGTAGCAGGGGCAGTCCAATATTTCCCTGATATAACAAAATTAGACCCTTTAAGTGATTTCACCAAATCAAGGCTTTCTTTGAAAGCCCCACCAGAGAATCGGATTAAAAGAATATTATTTTGGCAATCAACTTCTTTCATCACTTTGGCCTATTATAATTTACTTTAACAAATTCAGAAATTCTATCAGTGAAATAATTGACTGTCTTTGCTGCTTCATCAATTCCATTATTGAAAGATTTTACTTGAGCATTGCTTATATTTGTTATTTTCTTTTTTAATATCTCTTCTTTTATTGAAGCGAGAATATTTCTTACGCCTTCAGAATAAAGACTCGCTACAACATCAGCTATATCATCAATAACCTTATCTTTTTCTTCAATAGTCATTTTATTATATTCCTCATAATTAGACTCCTATACTATTCCGAATATATTTCACCTCATCCTCTGACATATCCCCAGGGTCGTGATCTAATTCAGTATCAATAATAGAAATATCAACTCCTAAAGCTGAAAGTTCTGAACCTTGCTTTTCTGCTCTTTTCTGGGCATCATATTCAGGGTCAAATAAAAAAACAGCTTTCGAGAATCTTGAGGCAATAAGTTCAATTTGCTGTGGAGTCATTTCAATTCCTAATGTCCCTGCTACTCCATCTCCTAATCTCATAACATCAAATGGCCCTTCTACAATTATTATCTTATCCGAAGAACAAGTATCAATATTATATAGTACATCCTTTGCAGAAATAACACTATCTTCTACTTCAAGTGTTTTATAACGCACCATACCTTCTCGTATTGCCCTCCCCTGAAATGAAACAAGTTGCCCTTTATAAAAAATAGGAATTATTATCCTGAATTTCCAATCCCCCACTGGGCCTGTTCCTTGCAATCTATACTTTCTCTCCAAATAATCAGGGTCAAATCCTCTCTTGATTAAATATTTCTTATGGGCTTTCTGCAATTCTCCACCAGGAAGAGTAATTGAAGTTTGAATTGCTCTTGCCTTTTCTTTCCGTATTAAGAGAGAATTTCTTGTTTGAAATCGTTCTACTATTTCTTTAAGAGCAGAGTAAGATACACCAAGAATTAGTCTTAATGTATATTCCATATTATGACTACCACATCTCCAGCAATGATAAGCAGGGCTTGTTAAAGAAAAACCTCCATGATAGCTTTTATCTGTACAATGTGGGCATTGTACATTTA